AGCAAGTAAATCAGCTTTGACATCAGATTCCAATTGAAATTTAGTTTGTAAATTCATGAGTTGTATGTCAGTTAATAAAGTTGCATATCTTATTCTACCAACATCTACCATATCACTAACGTATGTTAGCTCGTTCTCATTACCCTCTAATTGCTCGTTACCGATAGAAACAACTGGGTCAAAAGTTTGTCTAAGTGGAAATATAATACGATCACCATCGCCTTTACTTTCCATTTTATTGTAAATAACTGCATCACTACCGCCCATAAAACGAGCAAAGTTAGTAACGTTTCTATAATCCTGTAAATAGGGGATTAATACATTTTTTTCAAACAGCTGGGTTTGAAATGTATTATTACGATCAAATGTTGCCATTTTTAATTACCTTTCTTTTTTTGAATATTAAAAAATATTAACTTTAAGCAAAAACTTAAAATTTTATTAATTAAATTCCAAGAACGGGAGAAATCTTTTGAAAGTAAGACGTGAGGGAAAAATCATCTTATAACGTGAGAGGTAAGGACTAACCGCCTCTATTGTTAACGATAAAATGCCTCTCTTCCTTTTGAAGAAATGCCATTGTTTCTAATTTTGCCAAATATCAGCAAAGTTTTTAGCTTGTTTTGTATTTGCAAGGTTCGAAACTTTAGAATTTATTGATCTATTATGCACCACTCCCTCTGTAGTGTCAACCTCGCTTTCAAGCTCTTTATTACGTTTTTCTAATTTTTCTATTTTAGCATGTAAGGATTTTATAAATGGAACTAAACCACCGCTTTTAGCTGCTCCTTTAAAAACTGTTTCATAAATATCAGAACCAGTAGTTATTATGTGATCAATTACCACTTCTGGATTTTCCATTTGTATATAATTAACTATTTTTTCTTGTTCATCAGCGGGTAACAAAGGGAAAAATCCAAAAAAAGCTTGATATTTTTCATCTAATTCCGAATCTTTATTATATTTTTTGAATATATTAAATTCCTTATCAAGGTTAGCTTTAAGGTCTGCGTACGAATTACCTTTACTACCCTCTTCCTTTAATTCTTCCTCGCTTATTGCTGTATCATCAAAAGCTTTAATGGCAATACTTGCTTCATCTTCATTTATAAGGGAATCTTCTTGTAATTTAGATAGGAATTCCGTTACTTTCTTCTTAGCATTAATGAAAGCTGCATTTTTCTTATGCCCCCAAGATTTGGCATCACTTAGCTGTTTCTTTAATGATTCATATTCAACTTTTAAATCGGCTTTTAGCAATCCTTTTTGTTGATCTTCTTCTTGCTCTTGCTTTTCTGGGATTGTTTCTCGTTCTTCTCGTGTTTCTCTCTTTTGTTCATTTTCATTTTCTACCTTTTCTTTTATTGGTTGTTTAATATTATCATCCTGTAATTTAAATTGTTGTTTATCTTCGCTTGTCGTTTCTCCTAAAAAGATTTTTGCAAAAGCATCGTCTATAGTGGTTTTATTTAAATTTTCAGTCATTATATTATTCTTTTTGATTATTTTGTGGCTTTTCTATTTTTTGTTCTCTTCCTTGCCCCTGCATCATTTGTATAAACGCCTTGTTTAAAGCATAACTATCAGATTCAGTGAAACCTAATTTTTTTAAGAATAGCGGCTCTGATAAAATAAAAGCAGGATTAGGACTATTAAGCAATGCTTCAAATTTGGCAGCTTCTTCTTCATGGGAAGTAGCGAAATTTGGAGCGAAATCAGCAAAGATTTCAAAATTAATAGTTGATATTTCATCGCTTAAATATCCAGTATTAAATTTATTATCCTTATAGTAATTAAAAGCATATTGTAAGTTCTTAATACCTCTGATTGTATCAAGAATTAGTTGCCCCTCGGAAAACAACATATGTTCATAAGTTGCATGTAAAGGATTTTGAGTTCTAGCAGCATTGACGGCTCTTGCCTGAATAGCAACACCGCTTACTGCGTTGGTCTGTTCTCCTTTTAGTTCATCAAATAACTGGGTTCTTTGTTCGAATTCCAGATCAATTCTAGTTAGCGTTCTTTCTAAAAACGGCAATAATGTTTCAGAATTAATTAACTGTACTTGATGAGGGTTTTTAGTAAAAATCATCCCATCACGTCTATTAAGTTCTCCTCGGAGTATTGGCCGCATTTTTTCTAGGTTTACGTTATCCTCATCTATAATCAGGTATTTTGAATTAAGACCATGAATAGTTTTAGTCCATACATAATTTAGACATGTAGAAAGAGGAATAAGTCCATCAACTACGCCATAAGGAATACTTAAATAGTTTCTTTTTAAACACAAAGGTAGTAACGGAAAATGCTTTTGATTAGGTATCTGTCCGTCAATAGGTCCATGTTCTAAAAGTACATCAGCGCAAAATACACCTTTCCAAATTTGTGTACCCTCTAATTCTTTCAAACTCGAGCCATCTACTTTTCTACTTTCTGCTACTTCTTTATCAAAAGTAGAAAAGTATTGCTCAGTAACAACACCATCAGGGGTTTCAGGAGGGAAAGCAACTATTGCCTCATAGTATTTAACGTTCTTTTTATAATATACTTCAACAATCCTTGCTGACCTACCAAGTACCCATAATTCTTCTAATCCGTCCCCATGATTTAAATCAGAATAAGGAATATAATCATCTCTTATTGCTCCTGTTCCACCGCTTACAAACTCTCCTGTGGAATTAGTACCAGCAGGCTTACCAATTAAATTATCAAAATATTCTGCATATTTAGGATAGCGTTTTTTTAGTTTTGTTCCATTAACAAAATAACTACGACAAACAAACTGTGAGTCTTCCATACGAGCGGATTGGTCATCTGGATCAAAATACACTTCTCTTGGGTCTACATAATCATAGAAAAAAGTGCATGTGTTATCTGGTTCATAGCCAAAATGAGACCAGCCAAGTCCTCCTATTAAAGCATCAGTATATTTTTGAGTGGATTTATTTTGAAAATCATTTTGCGCCTGAATAACATATAGCATGTTATTTAAGTATTCAGCTATCAAATCATGATTTGATAAAGATGTAGTAGCTTTATAAGCTATCCTTTTTCTTGCTGCTATCTGCAAAGAAACATAAGTAGTAACTATTGGCTCTACCCTATTAACAACAAAAGGCATAGCACCAACATCAGCAAACTCTTTTTTTAATTCCTCATTCCATTGATCACCATAATAAAACTTAAGGTTTTCATCATATTTCAATCGCCATTGTTTACGTATTTCTGAATTGGCAGAATAATAGAAATAGTCTTTTAATTCCTGTAATACTTTTGTCTTAGCTGGGGTTAAATTTATCATTTGTGCAAGATTCTTTTTTTAGTTTTAAACTAGTTTCACACTATAGATTCCATTTCTTCATATCCAATAATAATACAATCAAAATTGTGGTCATATCCATCGGAATAGCAAATCAAGCTATCTCCATTTAGTAATCTATGTTCTACAACTTCCGAAGCCCCACCATAAATAATTCCAAGTAAATCAGTAGTTTGATTGGGTAATATTAAAAGATTTTGAATAATAAAAGCCTCTTGTATGGGATTTTCCAAAAGAGCTATTACTTGTAAACTAAGCCTTATATTCCTACCGGATTTATTACAACATCTAATGGACTTAATAACAACGTTACCCTCAGCGCTGAAAAGAGCAGTTCTTGAATCACTTAAATTATTAAATAGTAGTCTGATAGGTTTTATAAAATTCATATTATTTCTTTTAGGAACTCTTGTAATCTATCGTATTTTTGTTCCAAGATTTGCATTTCTTCTAGTGACATTTCCGCTCCAGTGCTTTTATAAGAGTAGTAATCCATTACACCCTTTTTTAAAAAATCTGCTAAAATACCAAAACTGGCAACTTTTTCAGAACATTCGCACATTAAAGCAAAGTCCTTTAAACTTTTATTTTCCATATTATTATTCACTTTTTGCTGGTGGAGTATAAGCAGCTAAAAATTCTCTTATTTTGGTTATATCATCTTCTAATTCTAATAAAGATTTTTCTGCTGCATTTTTCAATTCTAAAAACCTTGCATTATTTAAATCTATTTCATTACCAAATATTTGGATAGCCCACCCGCTCAAATTATTTGCATCAGACATAAACCAACTTAAATAATTTACCGCATCAGGATTCATTGGTACCATTATAGGATCAGTCATTTTATTATTTTCCTTGTTTTTTATTTAAATTATAATTTTTAATTAACTTTTGAAACAATATTTTCTAAATATTCTATTTGTTCTTTTAAAAGCTTTATATCATTAATTAATATAGCTCTACGCTCTTCTGTAGCTAAACTTGATTCATTAGAAAAATATAATAATGCATCGTTTAATAGTGCTTGAGCATATTTAGGAATTATATTGATAGATTGTTGAAGATCATTCATGGGATACTCGCAAATAGTTACTTTGATGCAAATATAAATTATTTAATTGAAAAATACAAAAAAATATTTACTAATTTTTATATAAATATGATGATTGTCCCACGTTGCAGGTAAATTAGAATTTTTATTAATTCCTAATTTATCATAAAAATTTACTATTTTATCACTCATAATATATATAATATATTTCATATATTATTTTTAATCTAGCCATATATTTTAACATGCATTGTTCCAGCAAAATTAAAGTTGTTTATTTCTATCCATAACATATTATTACCATTACCATCCCATTTTTCTTTCACGTTTATAAAATTATTATTTACTGCTGATGTTGTAGGATTTCTGTAATCAGTTATAATTTGTATAATGCCTCCATTATTTGCCGGTGGCGTTCCTGTTCCAGATGTATTAACTGAACAAAAAACACGACCAAACCAACAATAAGCATTACTACCAGCAACATTTTTCGCATATATTGCAACTGTTAAATATGCATGTCCTGTATACCAATACTGATTTAATGATACAAACCAACCTGCTGCACCTGTGCCATTCCAATTAGAATTAAATGAATAATCTTCACCATTTACATAATATTTAGAAGCTGTTTTTGTTCCTGTACATGTGACATTACCAGATGGCAACACAGTAAATAAAGTTTTATCAAATGAGGTTGAAGACGCTGAAGAGCGTAAATTTACAGTAAAAGCAGATTGTCCCGGTATTATAGATTGAGTATTATCGCTACCACCTATACCATCTGTAGAACCACCAAAATTTAAACCAATAGCAACTCCCCAATA